GTCAATCCACTTTGATCCGGTTAAAGTCAATCGAGCATCAGGTGACTGGGAAATAAATATATTAGTCCCCCGTGTGCCTCGTCCTTGACTATCCAGCCGAAGACTAATATCTTCTAATAACGACATTAGAACATCCCACGTACAAAACCACCGGTCGTGGCTTCTTTAAAACCAATTTTCTTCAACCGTTTTTGATAAGTTGCCATAACAACATCATCAACAAGATCTTCATATTGATTAAAAGCAAGAAGTAAATATTGATGAGTGGTATTTGGTGTAGTGTACGTTTTTGCTGGTTCCTGATGCCTTATCCACGCATAACCTAATTCATTAGATTCATCGTATCCAACTTCTGCATTGATATCATTACCTCGACGATCTACTCTTCTGTAAGCTGATTTCTGCAATGCACCAGTTTTTCGAGGAACCAACATTTGGCTTGTTTCTTTTATACCTTTAGTAATTTCTGTAAATGCGTCGTGGGCTGCATCGAGAGCCGCTTCCCTCATACGTCCTATACGTAAACGAGTTATATTAAGTCTAACTCTATCAGGTTTAATAGAAATAGGGTTAGCCATTATCCGCTCCCTTGTCGATGGTACTGCCATCCACATGAAATTTGAACATGGCTATCACCCTTATCATCAGTTACACGTCGAACCGTAAATATTTCTGGTGTAGTGTCAATCCACTTTGATCCGGTTAAAGTCAATCGAGCATCAGGTTGAATGGTATCAACAGTATCAAGCCATAGCTCAAATGTTGTTGTTACTTCTTCTCCCCGTCGATCTCGTAACTCCATAATTTTTCCAACGACTCTCGCTTGGTACTCAACTGCTGTACCAAACGTCGGGACGTTGTATTGATCTTGACCAGATTTCGGTGCAACTGTCACCGTCTCTGTCATTAATGACCGAAACCCGTAATCCAGATTTGGACTGACAGCCACTACGAATTCTCCATCATTCCGCGTTTAAAGAAAGGTTGTACCCAATTCGTATTATCCGTTAAGGTATCTTTCTCAGTTTGATAAACGCCTCCTGCAGATGGAATACCAGGAATATTTTTCTGATTTAATCGATCTGCTAGTCGAAGATAATGACGATGACGTTGCGCTGCAAGGATTTTGAGATCACCCATCTCCTTGTCAACTTTTCGAGCATATTCAGCGACCAAAGCCAGCGCACATCGGTACGCTGCCATAAAGATCGTTTGCTCCGTGTCGATAAAGAACTGAATCTCTTCATCAGTTAATTGCTGATCATTAGTATCTGTATCACCAATCATCAAACGAATTTTTGCGAGATCAGTTCCAATCGACGCGGAGTTATATGTCCAAGTCATCGACTTCCTCTACTAGAAACCGCTCGCATGAACACGGTATGAAATCTTGCAAATCATTTCATTTGCGGAATTACCACCACCGAGTTCACCGTCACCTGTATTATGCAAAACCAATACTTGATTAACGCACTGAGCGTCAGTCGCAATAGCATCTTTTTTTGCAACAACAGATGTCGCCATTTCATCAGCAACAGTCACAAATCCAGTTGATTCAATATCTTCAGACACCTGGATTCCTGACCCATCGACATATCTAACGGCCAAATTGTCCGTAGACTCTGTATACACCGCTCCCGATGCATCCAGAAACAGCTGACCGCCGACAAGTTCAACCACAGTTCCTGCACCCTGCGCAGGGACTAACGTGATTGGTGACGCTCTCAAAGTGAGCATTTGTGCGTTGGTAATCGTCACAGTAGCGGTGCTTAAATTATCGCTACTCATACGACCGACAACGAAATTACCTTTATTTTTTCCTTGTACTCCCATACCTTACCTCCGTTTGGAAGCAGTTGATTTCTTCTTACGGGTTCGAGTGGACGGTCGCCGTGGAGAAGAAGGTTTCTTCTCTTCTGCTGCGGAAGAAATCTCTTCATCGGAGGCGACTCGTATATAATTCTGTGAAATCAGTTGGTTTCTCCGGCGCGACTTCCATCCATCAGTATCGATTAACCAATTACTTTTATAATCAATACCGTTACCGTGAAACGGTTTCTGAACCACGCAATGCATATGAACCCCCAATTTTAAGCAACTGCTGCGCTAATGAAATATCCGAGATCAGTGGCAACAATCTTATTGTCAAAAGCAATTTCACCCTCAACTCTCATTGCTTTCTTCAACGGCATGTCAATGCTACTGATTCCAACATTTGCGCCCAGTGTCCCGGATACACCATTCCACGCAAAGGTATAACCTGCGCTCGGAGCAAGTAGACCAGGACTGGGATTAACGTAACCAATCCAAGCTGATTTACCAAAGTTAAATGCATAAGCTCCCGTCGCACCTTCAACATTAGTTGCATAGATGGAACTGGCAACGATGAATCGATCAATTTCCAACATTGAAGCAACCATTCCTGGCGTCATATTATCAGCCGAGGTGTACTTGATTTGCTCGCGGAAATCGGGGTGATTTTTCAACTGACGCCAAACCTGCCAACCCACAACCATTGTATTAGGTCTGAAACCAGTAACACCGAGAATGGCTTCCACAGCCGTATCCACATCGTCTCGTGGATCGCTGTTTACAAAATCACTCCACTGATCGGTCCCTGACAATGTACGGTCAGTTCCCCAGACACCAGTTGTAAAACAATCGGACACAAACTTTCTCTCCTGTCGAAGCAAGAGACGCTGTGTCACAAACTCGGTAGCTTCTGTATCCAAATTAATTGGATTATCAGCATTGTTACGAGTTTGATTACCAATGTCCTTGTGAAAAGCAAACACATCAGCGCTATACGAAGCGGTTGTCAGATTGTACCCACTACCAGCCGATTCAGTAGAATCTGCTCGACGTTGGGCTTCATCCCTAAACCAATCGTTTTTTGTATAAGTAAAATATACATCAGATGCTTTATCTACTGTAATAATAGGAAACACCTGCGTTGCGACATACTTAGAACGATCCTGAATATACGCCACGCTGATGTTAGTAAGAACTGCATCAACATGAACACTATTTCTTGTTGGCTGACCCATTAGTTATCCTCCCGGCTTCCTTAATGTTACCTTCTCGGTCTTCATCAACGATTTGACGTAGCCATCGTTCCCATCCTTTGATGAGACCTTTTGCCAAACGAATTGATAATGCATGAAGTTCCAATGTCGCTTGGCGCATTATTATTTATGCCGCACGATGCGGATTCAAACAATTAACAGTTGCGGTAGCTAATTCACCAGCAGCCCCACTAGCTTCCAATACAACGCCCACCACATATTCAGTGGTATCGGTACCAGCTGTCTTTGCATCAGCTTGACCATCAGCTGCTGTGCCGATCAAATTTCCAATAGACAAAGCTGCATTGGAATTAACCTTGGTAATACCAGTTACCATAATTTCTGCAGCCTGACCGCTAGTCGGTGCATTCTGCAAAACACCGATGGGGACATCGGTAGCTGCCGCACATACAACAACAGTATCTGTTGTGCTGAGCTTTACGTAGTAGTACTGGAGTGCACTCAAATCAGCCCCAGCTACTCTTGAGAAAGTAAACCCTGGAATTGTCCATGCCATTAGTGATATCTCCTTCCTGATTACTGCTTATGCGATTCACGATTCTCTTCAACATACTGTTTGTAAAGATCAGCATGAGAAAGAGCAATCTTTCGAATAGCAGAAGCTTTTGTGATACCCTCGTTTGATACCAACTCATCAGCCATTTTCTCAATTCTGTCAAATGTTGAATTAGCAACTACTCTGGTAGTTTCGCCAATTTCTGAAGTCAACAGAGTTTCAATGGCTTTATTGCCTGCTGCCAATTGACTGGTGATTGCCTTCTGAGCATCACGATCCAATGATTCAACAGCACCCAACATTTTTGCTTTTTCTTCCACAGTACCTGGAAGATGAGGGAACTGACTGGATACTTTATCTTGAAGTTCTCGCATAATCCTTGACTGCTTTTCAATTTCAGCAACAGCTTCAGCAGCCTCGGCTTTCGCAATAGCTTCTTCAGCTCGATCTTGAGCAGCTTGAAGTTGGTTCTTCACCTCGTCTGGAAGGCTGGCCATTACTTCATCGGTAATCTCTTCCGATGATGCATCGGCATTCTTATTTTCCAAATTCGAGATATGAGATTCCAACCCTTCTACATACTCGCGAGCTTCTTTCTCGAGTGTACTTTTGTCAAACCCCACGATCTGTACCTCCTGATTAATTGCCGGACCGATCTTCCTTTCGCTCGCTTCCGGCATCCCTTTCAGTCGAGCGACAGTTTCATCCAATGTTTCAACGGCATCAACCATCCCTTTTTGTAAGGCTGATTTTGCGCCAACAACCCTCCCTTCTCCATAATGATCTTTAACTGATTCAAAAGATATATTTCGCCCTCTCGCTACGGCTGAAATAAAAGTATCATATCGTTCATCGACACGTTCTTGAATAGCGGCATGCGCTTCTTCTGTCAACGGCTCTAGAGGAGAACTATCGGATTTAAATTTACCAGCCTTGATGATAGTAATATCTTTCCCTTCTTTTTCGTTAGTCTTAAATACACTTTCATGAACCGCAATAACGCCGATACTACCAACCTCGCCGCTGGGCGTCACTGTAAATTCATGAGCCTGTGATCCCAACCAATAGGCCGCACTGGCCGCAAGAGAATTGGCAGAAGCTACGATATGTATTTTATCTCTAGCTTGAAAAATTTGATTACCTAATTCTTCAATACCGGACACTGTCCCACCTGGAGAATCGATATCAAGTACAACCGTTCCGATCTCAGGGTTATTGACTAATGAGGCAAACTCTTTACCCAATGATTCAGTAGAAACTCCGCCGCTAACAGCATTCATCATATTCATGCGATGGGAAATGGTTCCATGAATAGGAAGAACAGCAATCTTGTTCCCCGTCGATTCATTGCTTCCATCAGATGCTTTATGGGTTTCAAATATTTCAGCTTTAAACGAAACTGGTTGTTTGGTCAAACTTTTAATACCATCAGGTGAGAGGGAAAGGCCCTCAACCTTGAGTTGAATGAACTCGACAATGGCCTGAAGCTTTGAGGGCATAATAGCCCAAGATGTGTCACACATAGCTTGAACAATACGTTCATACTTCATAAGTTTCTCCAACGCCGCTCGTTTT